ATAAAAAATTGGTTCTGGTGCATTCCCACCAGTGTGTTCCAGATGGTTGCATTCAGGTCTTTGCGCTCAACCGTATCGCCATCGGCAATATCGTCAAACACCTGAATGGCATCGTAGACCATAACGAGCCATTCCACGACTGGTGTGGGCAGCATAAGAACCCTTTGCAGGTTCTCTTTGAGCCAATCGATACCAGTCATGCGCAACTCCTATTAAGGGTGAGCTGCTGGTGGCCCGATAGACTCAGCGCCTTTATTTTCCCACATTTTGGCATTTGGTCAATCTTCCATTTCAAATTCACGCTCTTCCCATGCCTGGCAGACGCGCAGGTCGTGGCAGATGAACTCGAATTTGGTGCAATAACCACGGAAACCAGCATTGGTGTCCCACTCGTTGCGTGGGATGCGCTCCATCTTGGCCTGCGTCATGGTGCTGTTGTCGTAGTACTCGCAGTTCGAGCAGCGACGACGACGAGCTTCTTTTTCGTCCACTTGCATGGCTTTGCCCACTGCGATCCAGTAGGTCTTGTTGGCTGTTGGCTCATTGCTTGGATTCTCAGGGCCGAGCATCCAGTCGTCAATGGCGATCTGGGTGTTTTTCTTGTTCTCGGCTGTGCTGATGAATTCTTCCTCCATCGGCAAGCCCATAAAGCCCTTGGGCATCATCATGAATTTGTCCATGCTGTTCTCCTTGATTAAGTAATTTCGCGGCCAGAGGCGCGGATGGTCAGCGATGTGGCTGCGCTGGCAATGGTGCTGATGAAGCTGCCAGATTCCAATGCCTGGCCAACTAGCTCGGGACAGGTGTAAGTCTCATCGGGTGCAATGGCGCGAGTGTCCATGATGAGGTTTGATGCACCAGCTGTGCCGCCACTAGTCACCAAGTTGACGCTGATGGTCACATTGCCTGCGCTGGTGTTGGTGATCGTGAACTTGTCGATGATCGCCTTGCAGTTCACTGCTGTGTACTGCGTGGTTTGTGAGTTCTCAGCCTGTTTTGGTGGGATCAGAACCTTGATGGATACGGTCATAAAACTTGCCTTTCAATTAGTGTGAGTCTTTCTTCAAATCCTCTGGCGATGAACAAAAGAAGTTCATCTGTACGAAATCCATATCGGTTGCCTGCTTCTGTGACAAAGGTTTTTGCTTCTTCCAAGACATTTCCATCTTCATCGCATCGTTTTGCAATGTTGATCTCTTGTCGATCCCATTCGTCATAGCAGATAAACCCATACATCATTGGATCAAGGCCATGAGACTGCATTATCTCAATAGCTCGCTGCACTGTCATCCCAACGTGAAGTCGTGCTCTGTCGCCTTTTTGAGATATTGCCGACATGAACTTGAATGTTCCAATCTCACGAGCCAACTGTGTGGCCGCAGCAATCTCTGGCTGACTCATCGAAGACACTGGTGTCTTTTGACGAGCGTCTGAGGTATTGATTGCGCCTGTTCCTGCGTACACCACAGACCAGCGGTTGCCTGCTGCGCCAAGAGTTTTGGCGTTGTCAGTGTTTGGAAAAACATTCTGACTTGTGTCAATAACGATTGCTGGTGTGCTGTTTGTTCCAATTGAAAAAAGTTTTGAACCAACTGTTGCTATAGCACCAGTTGTAGAGTCTGCGTAAATGTTGACAGCTCGGGAATTTGCGATACCCATGTCAAAATAAACAGCATTACCTGCCGCACCATTTAATTCAATTGCCGCATTGCTGGCGCTGTCGATGCCGAAAATCCGACTATACCCACGACCAAAAACGTCTGGGGCTGTTGTACCAAGTCCAAGATTTGTGCCGCTGAAATACAGATTTGAACTGCTGCTAAATGCACCAGTTCCGTTTCCGTAAGGGATGTAGCCAGCAGTCAATGACGACAGGCCAGTACCACCACGGCTGACTGCAAGTTGACCAGTCCATCCGAGTGTCATTGATGCTGCTGCCAGCAATGCTGTGGTTGGTGATCCACCAAGTGTCATCGTGACGTTGGTGTCGTCTGTCTTAGTCAGGGCCGATCCAGTGATCGTGATGTTTGGCGCTGTTCCACCAGACGATGCCAGTGGTGCTGATGCGGTCACGCCAGTGACTGTGCCAGACCCTTTGTTGTTGAATGTATTCCAGTCTGTCGATGTCAGATAGCCATTGGTCGAAGTGTTGGCCGCCGCCATTGAAATGGCTGGTGTTGTGCCACCAGATGACACGACAGGTGCTGTTCCAGAAACAGATGTGACATAAGTGCCAGCAGGTTGCTTATTGTTGAATGTGTTCCAGTCAGTACTTGACAGATAACCATTGGATGCAGCACCAGACTGGGTGATGCTCAATGTGCCAGCCGAATAAGCCAGTGGTGCGCTGATAGTGGTTGCCGCAAGCGCTGTGCCGTTGCCATACAGCAAGCCAGAGATGCTGGTCGACATGGTGATCGCAGGCGTTGTCGTAGAAGTGGCCACAGTGCCTGCAAAGCCGTTTGCCGACACGACAGAAACGCTTGTGACCGTACCAGTTCCATAGGGCAGTGCTGGAATGTCAGCGGCCACAATTGCGCGGAATGTTGGCGCACCAGCTGAACCATTAGGAGCCGCCAAGAAGTAGTTTGCTGTCTTGCTCGCGTATGGGTTTTGCGTGTCACCATAACCTGATGCAAGGCTGATGGCTGGGGTTGTTCCACCACTTGATACAACTGGCGATGTTCCGGTGACCGATGTAACACCACCAGCTGTGCTGATAGGTCCATTTTCCCAACGTTGTTGAACTGAATCATAAATCAGCACATCATTATTGGCTGGTGTTGGCGCGTAAACATCAGACAGTTGGTTAACCAATGGCTCGGCTTGAACTCTGACAAAAACTGAGCCAGAGCCTGCTGTGGCAGCGTTGACCACCGCAGCAACAACAATGTGAGGCGTTGGTGCTTGGGGCAAATTCTTTGTCAGGCCACCAGCAAATGATGGGTTGTAGTACAGGATGTCACCGTCTGCCCAGACCTCACCATAAGGTGTGCCTGTGGTGTTGAAGCCACGCACCAAACCAAAACTGGAGACAAGGCCAAAGCCATTGTTTGCGATGGCTTCTGCCGCCACACCCATAATGAGCTGGCCATTTGTCACGCCAGTTGATGGTTTTCCCTTCAGCACGCCAGACGCACCAACTGAGCCATCAAACATCACCAGCTCACCTTTGGCAATGGCTGCCGATGCCTTGATGTAGTAATACTGCGATTCGCCAATGGCTTGATTGACGTTTGCTGTCATCTCAAGATTGAGCGTGTAACCACCGTTCCAGTGCAGTCGGCCAACCTTCACGGCTGGCGATGGCGTGGTGGTGTTGAAGTCAATGTAATCTGTCACCACCGAGTTGTTGTTTTCGATGGCTGGCGCAGTTGCAATCAGCTCAAGTGTTCGAGCAAATTGAGCCACGGCATCCAAGGCCTGTTGCACTTTTGCATTGAGCACAGCGTCCTCAACTGCCGTGTCCTGAGCCAATGCACTGAGTTGCGCAAGTGCCTCATTTGCAGTGGCCGCTGCCGTGTCTGCTTGGTACTCAAAGTCAGTTCCAACAATGACTTGCAATTCATCAACTGTGGAAAATAGCAGTTCAAACTGCCTGATCTGTTGCTGATCAGTCAAAAACTGAGCGAGTTGATCTCGCGTCAGATTGAGTCTGCGGGATGTTGGTGCGGTTGCCATTAGTACGCCAATGCCTCAATCTGAGCTTCAAGTCGAATGAATGATACATGGGCATCGCTATCACCACGGAAACGTTGGATGCGCCAGTTGCGCATGTGCCCTTGTTGGAACCATGCTAGGCGCTTGACGGTGTTTCCAGTCGTTCCGACTGTGATGCTTTTGTCTTGGCTCCATGCCTTACCGTCTACGCTGTAGCTAGTGCTGATCTGCGGGTTTTTACCTAGTGCCACGCTTCCAGTCAAACTGACTAACTCAAGCTCATTGAAGATCGCGCCATTGCTCTCGTTGTAGACGATTAGCGTGCCAAATTCCCAACGTACTTGCTGGCCCCAATGCTCACCAGTATTTTGCACAAAGTAACCAATGGCGCTGGATTGTGGATCGCCAACTAGCCACTTGTCATAAATCCAGACCATGTTGCGTGCGCGATACTGTGCAAAGTCAACCACAGTGCTGGCCAGCGTAAACCAGACAGGCTCGCCCAATGCCTCAGATGCTGATGCGTCATAGACAATGGTGCGATCTGGCAAGTGCACATAGAGGTGCTGATGGTTTTTGTCGTTGCGTGCTTCAAGTTGCACACGCACTAACTGCGCTTCTGTGTATTGCAACAACAGATTGTCGATCTCTTGCGTGCTGAGTTTCTGAGTTGTCGCAGACGCACCAATGTAGATCGATGGCGCTTCGTTACGACCACCACCCAAAAATGCAATGCGTTCAATGAAGATGCAGCATGCGTGCGTTCCAAGAACACCCTTTTGAACTTGTGCTCCATCGATTCGTGCGAATGGAAACAACTCACCACCAACGTTGTCAAAGACCTCGATGGTGTTGCTGTTAAGCGCATAGACCTCGTTGCGCAACTTAATGAGTGCGACCACAGGGTCTGGGTCAACTTCTGAGCTGCCATACTTTAATGGATTAACAGCCAGTGGATTGGACAGCTCAGTCACGACCAAATTGGCACCGTCTGTGGTCATAAAGTAGCCATCGACCCAGCAGAAGTCGAGCACCACACCAAGGTCTGGGTCAGTGTTCTGCGTAAGTGTGGACGCGACTGGGTCCCAGAAGTACAGTCGACCACCGGATGCAATTCCAAGCAAGTCGAAGCTGTAGTCAAGTGTCACCAGATCAGTAACTGGCCCACCAACATCGCCCAAAGTCGTCACAGCGCCATTACTGGCCACAGACACCAGCTTGGTGCCCATGACTCGGTAGCAGACACCATTCCAGTTGATGCCGCCACGGTCGATGCCTGGTCCTGTGCCGTTGGCCACAATGCCATCGCCTGGACGCAGGAATCCATTGCTGATGCCAGACTTCTTTGGCACCGGCATCATGTTCACAGGATAACTGGTGCGCAACTCTGGCGTGTTGTCAGCGTAGATGCCGTTTAGGATTGGGATTTGCATGGCTTACCACTTGACCTTGTTGGCCCAGTACGCTGCGCTCATCTTGCCCTTGGCAATGTTCTCAGCATGTCTGGCCTTGAATGATTCTCGACGGGTCTTGTCTGTCTTGGACTCGCCTTCCTTCTTTGGTGAACCAGACACGCCCTGCTGACCAAAGCGAATGGTCTTCACTTGGTCACCGGCCTTGGCCACAACAACGTGGCTTTTGGTCGGATGCGCTGGCGTGCGTTTTGGCTTGTTGTAGCCTTCCACACCAACGCGAGCGAGTCTTGAGTCCTTGGTGGCCATTAGATGCCGCCTTCTCCTGTGGCCACATTCAATGTGGTGCCAGATGCGGAGATGTGCGACAAAGCAGTGTCTTCTGTTGACTTGCGAATGATGATCTCGCTGTTGGCACGAACAGGAATGTCTGCTGTGGTTGCAGCACCATCACCGATTCGCACGTAGCAAATGTTGGCACCACTGTTGACCAAACGGACTGCTTTGTCCTGTTGGTTGATGGTGATGCTTGCAGATGAAGCTGCTGGTGTGACAACTTGGTTTGAGCCAAGGCGTGGGCTGAATTGATTGACTACGGACATGGTGTTCTCCTAAAAATTAAGCAACGCGATACCACGAATTTGTGGCTTGGTAGAAGCGCATGGTAAAGAACGCATTGGCTGCCAATGTTGTTGGCGCACCGTAAGCATTGGCTGCACCATTGACTGCAAGCGTAAAGCTGGTGATGATTTGAGTGGTGGTCACTAACACTTGCGTGCCATCAGGTACACCAGTGTTCAAAGGCAATGTGATCGTGCCTGCGGCCAGAGTGCCAGCAGGCTGAATGACCATCCATTGTTGCTCGCTGACAGGCGTTGGGACTGTGATATTGAAGCCAGTGGCTGGTGTGTACAGGTTGGTGGACACGGTAGGTGATGCAAACGTCTGTTGGAAGTATTGCAGCAACTGCGTGATCGAAACCTTGCGAGCATCACCATTGTTGGAGACATAAACCGGAAGCAGATCACCGCCAGAGACTTGGCTGATGCCTGATAGTTGATTGATTGTTGGCATGATTGTGTTTCCTCAGTTGTATTCGATGGGGCCATCTTGACCGGCCAAGACTGGATCGACTGGTGGACGGATGAAAGGATTGTCGTATACGCGCCAAGGCTTGTTGCCTGCACCTGCTGGCATCGTGCTTGGCAGTTGTTGCTCCATTGGCATGGCCGCACGCGACAACAGAGTGTTGTAGGACTCCTTGGCCGTGGCCTTGGTGTCAGGCATGACCTGCTTGCCATAGCTTGGGGCCAGCTTGATGGCCAAATTGGTGTAGATGGCCTCGTTTGAGCTGTCTGGCACGTTGGTCTCTTCGTCCAGATCACTGTCTTGGGGGCTTGATGGTAGTGGGTATCCCAAGCGAATGCCAAGCGCATTCCATGCTGCGATCATGGTGTCTAGCCTGCGCAAGGCAGACTGCAACTGTTCTGGTGTCAGATCAAAGACGTAGGAGGCCAGACCAATTTCCTCGAAGGCCTGTGCGACGAATTGGCGTTTTGTCCATCCCATGTCATTCTCCTGTGTTCTCAGACAATCTGTCTTGGATCAATTGTCCCAGTTTTTTGTCTTTTGTGCGACCATCAAAGCGAATTCCAAGTTCTGTGGCTTTTGCTTCCAGTTCCTCGCG